CTGAAGGTCTTAGCTTGATAGCGGCTTAGTCTTAAGTCGGGGAACTCTGGTAATGCAGAAGCCGTAGCATCCGACGCGCCACGGCCTTTACTCTGTCTCTTAGGCATTTCGTTATCCTTATGCATTAGCGGATACTATATCCTTTTCTGCATAGTAAAACCATTCTTGACATTAAGGTAATTCTAATTTTGCGTAATGAGTTACAACGAATTGTGTTATTCCTTTTACATCATTCCAAATCATCTTTTCTTTATCATAAGAACTAAAGTACCAATCATTCTTACCGGTCTCAGGGAAGAGGCCAGCAACTAGATAGTCGCCACTCTCAGGTGGCCTAGCAGCAATGTACTCACGCCAGTTGATATCCTTAGTGCTTGCAATCTTAGCACCGGGACGGTCAATAGTAATTCTTCGTTCCATTTTCTTCAACACTTCTTCAGGAGTCATTACTAAGGGGTCAATTGTTGTTGGTATTGATGTAGTACACATGCAATATGCCATACCACATTTAGAACAGGGAGTAGTAGCAATCCAACTCATTATTCTTCTTCCAGTTTATCTAATACTTCTTCAAGAAGTAGCTTAAGGTCTTCCGGCTTCATATCAAAAGAAGCCATGTTGCCTGTCTGAGGGAACAGTTCATCGCCTCTTCCCGGTAGTTTAGCTAATACTCTAGGGCTTCTTACAATAACCCTAATTACATCAGGGCCAACTTCAGTGAAGTTAATGAAGGGCGGATAGATTTGGTCGTCTGTATCTGTGAATGCACCTAGGTAACGACTCATTAAGTACTCACCGTGGTATCACGGTACCTAGTATTTGAGGGACCATCTAGATTTACTACAACCTTTTGGATTCGATGTGGTGGAATCCAAGTCATTACATTTTCTGCTTCTTTATTGACTGACCTGTAACCGGTGGAGACAATAGCCGCTGCATGTTCTCTAGCTTTAGCTTCATCATATACATCGTACTGGCAGACATTACCGTTATCTAAGTAAACTGATATCGTAACCATTAAACCTTTTCTCTTTTTCCATCACGCCATGAACCGCAATCCTGACAATGTAGCCTCTGGATACGCATGGCTTTAGTTCTACGCCAGCCTCTTGATTGTGTCTTATCACTACCACAAGCACCGCATTCAATACTCTTGACGGTACTCATATGAGGATGGTTCTTAATGAAGGGGCGGACCTTATTGTAGACGAACTCTAGTTCATCAATGTCCCCAATGTTGTAGGTCTTCATTTCCCTACGTGCTTCTGCATCACCTTCCATGACCTTACGCCATAGAACGAAACCACCGTGTTTATGCTTACCCTTGGAACCTAGAGCCTTAGCAACGAAGTCTAGCTTCTTAGAGGTAAATCCAAGGTGCGCTCTGACTGTTTTATAAACATCAATGCTAGTGATAGGTGGGGGAGCATCTAAACCGGCTAGGATAAACTCAGCCATTAGCTTAGGGATATCAAACTTATCACCGTTGTAGGTGATAACAGCATCAGCCTCAGTTAGAAGCTTATGAATAGCGAGTACCATAGCTTCCTTGCCATGCTCCCACTCGCAATAAAAGTGAACGTCTGTCTCACCAAGCCATTTAGCGGCGAAACAAAGCAGACCACCAGTTTCAATAATCTGGTCTAGTCCAACACGTAAGTCAAAGAGACTCCATGTATACGCAATAACAGGTTTAGTCTCAATATCTAGAACTAAAATCCTTGGCTTAACAACTTCCTCTGATTCCAAAACATTAACACCTTAATAATCCTCCCTTAGAATAATAGGCTAAACAACTAAACTTCTAAACCTCTCCCTATTTCCATTGTACCCCCTTCTACTGTGGTTTAGAGGGTGAAACAAGTCCTATGTACTCCGCAACCTTATCAACATCGCACTTAGGGTCATTATGACACTTTACTAATACCTGTAGCATTTTAAGTCTTGTCTTACAATCTTTAGTAGATGCTTCTAGTAAGGCTATATATCTTGCTACCTGAGACTCCATAATGATTTCACCTTGAGGTCTAGGGCCAGAGTCATCACAAACATAAAATGAAGGAGGAACTACAAAAGGAGTTTTAATAGTCTCTACCCGTGTCTTCCCCACACCAAAGCATCCGGAGAGAGCTAAGGCAATAACAGCTACAGAAGTAAATCTAATTAGGTTCTTTCTCATTTAGAAATTCTTTCAATAAGTTACCAACCGGTTTGTCTTTTCCTTCATTCCTCTTATCATCAATCCTTTTAAGGTCTCGATTAAGAGAGTTTCGGATAGCAAGCCGTTCAGCTTCCCCTATAGCATCAACTTGAACAATAATCTCCTGCTGCTTCTCAGCATCCTTAATAGTTTCTCCTAGCTTGTTGTTCTCGTTGCTTAGAATTACGTTCTCAGTAGAAAGGTTCTGCACCTTCCTCTGCAAACTGGTGACATACCAATAGCCGCCACCGACCAATGCGATAACGGCTACCGTAGCTGCAATATAACCATAGATACCAACCAGCATTAGCGAATGCCTTTCTTGCGGTCAGCAAACCTCTTCCAAATAATAAAGATAGCAATTCCTAGAACGAGAAAAGAAATAATCTCAGGAATGTGGTTCTTCTCCATGAAAGGAGTAGGCTGCTCTTGAATACTCTTAAGCTTATCACTAGCACCTTGAGCATCTTCAACAGTAATACCATTGATAATCTGACCAATAGCACCTGCACCTGCTACACCGCCGCCGATAATCTCACGGCTCTGTGAGAGGGGCTTAGGAGCGCTAGGAACAACGCTGCCCTCAGGTACCTCTACAGTTACGTTATTGCCTTGTCGGCGCTTCTGAGTGCGTGGATTGGGCGTCATAAGGAACAAGTTAGACTCTTCTGCCCTTCGTCTTACCAGACCGGGGAGAGTTACTTTCTTCGGACCACCATTAGCTGATACAGAGCTTGGCGCTCTTGCTTTTACCCACATATTAAAAGCTAATGCAGCTTCTTCATCGTTACCAGCTTTGAACTGTCTAACAACACTAGACTTCTTGAAGTTAGCAACACCAATGTTATAGCAAAGCGAAACCATAGCATCAAATTGAGCTTGGTTAGGTCTGCGTGGACTACATGCAGCAAGGACTCCCTGTTCATACGTAGCAAGACCATCAGCAAGAAGCCTCTCAGCCTCTTCCTTGGTAATCTTCATGCCGGGTTTAATGTTAGGGCCGGTTGTACCGTAACCAATAGTCCACACGCCAGCAGGGCATAAGTAAGCCTTGAGACGGAGACCTTCATGTTTTTTGATAATGGCTAAGCCTACAGGAGAAATACGCATTCCTGTAGTATACTAAACTCACGCTTAATTAGCTAGTAATAAGTAACACCAAGAGGAATGTTAGTAACATCTATTACAAGCATAGTGAGAGCAGTGTACTGTTGTCTGGCCGTTTTATATTGAGAAGAGCTAGTATTAAGCATAAGGTTTTCCCAAGGAACAGTACCCATAGAAGCTGTTTGGCCGCTATTGGTAATATTACCACCAATCATATTGTGAGAAAGCTGTAGCTGAAGAAAGGCACAGTTCATTCCCGGTTCCCAAGAGACTCCCGGCTGAGTATCGTAACAAACACCACTGTTAGGGTCTAACCAATACCAGCCAGCCCAACACGTAAGGGCAACAGCTAGGCTCTTACCAGTATGAGTAACAGGGGAAGGATAGGTAGTATTAGGACCGACTAGACCCCCACCGGGACCACTAGGAGCAGGGTCATGATACATAACGTCAAGCGGTTTCATCATGCGCTGATTGCTAGAGAACGTGATGTTCCCGTTAGCATCGTACATTTCAATACCAAAGTTAGCAGGAGGGATTGTCCCTGAAGAGTCAAAGATGTAGTAGTTAAAGGAAGTCCCTACGCCACCATCACAGCCATAAATCATTTGACCTGAGGTGTTAGTAGCAATAAAACACATAGTTTGAGCGCAAGCAATAGCAACAATAGCGTTCTGATAACCTAAACCTGCAAGATCAATGACAGCCATGCTAGGAGTACTATTACCACCACCACCAATAGTAGTAGCAACAGTAGTAGCTGTGCCTGTCTTCCTAAGTACCCAACTCATCTGGTCACTAGAGGCAACAAGCTTACCGTTAGCGTCGTAAATTTCTAATCCATAACCCATTAAGCAGCACCATAAACAATTTTCGTATCAGGTCTTAGGCTAGCATGTGGGAAGTACCAAGTAAGAGTGTTCCCGCTGATATAGATTTGAGGATTCAGCAAGGCATTCCAAGTGTCTCCCTGAATGACAGTGAAGAAAGGAGTATGACCGGTTAGCGAAGTGAACCTAGTATCGTTGATAGTGCCTGTCTGTTGTGAACCGGTATAAGATTGGCCGATATTTAGTACGCCAAGAATCTTAGCTACTTGGTCTGTCCAATCTAGGATAAGATTACCAGCAGCATCCCAACATTGAATTCCAACAGTCATTACCACATACCCAATCTAACTCTAAGTCTATTTGCATCAAAGACCTGAAGCAATGTATCTGAGATAACCATTCTAGCGCCGCTAGGAGCAGACTGGAAAGTACCAATCGTAGCAGTTACAGCAGATAGTGCACTCACATTTAGCATATTTGCAGTGACAGTACCAGTACTAATGTGTGAACCATCAATGATTGTACGACCATAGGTAACGATTAGGTCAGTGTCACCCTGATAGGTAGCAAGTACAACGTTGTTAGGTCCGTTAGCAGTAGCGTGGTTCGTAGTTACGCTGACTGAGACAGCACCCTTAATCCAGTAAAGATAGAGGGTAGAACCTGTCCACTGAGCATTACCAGCCGCAATAGCTACGCTCTGACTTGAACCATCATTATCAACGTAAGCAATATTACCAGCACTCCAAGCAACCCAATTAGTATTTACAGAAGTACTACCTGTAGTAGTTCTATTAGCTTGGAACTGAATGCCCTGCATATCAACACCACGAAGACCAACAGTAACCTTGTTAGCAGTAATAGTATTAGCTGCGATGTTACCACCGTCAATCTGTGTTAGGTCTCCACCATAGCGCCAGTTAGCTAACGTGGTAGAACCACTGATAAGAATTTGGCCGGGGAGAATGAGGGTTGTACCGGCATTAACACCAGCCGCAGGGTCAGTACCACCGGCTGCAAGGCTACCAATAGTAACACCTGTGGTACCGACTGTGATAGAACCGGGAAGGCTTGTCCCTGTAGAAATTCTATCGCCAGTGATACTACCGGCTGCGATTTCATTGGCAGTAATTGTACCAGCAGCAATATGAGCAGCAGTAATTGAGTTAGCTGCAATATCAGCAGTACCAACTTGAGCAGTTGTAGCAGATGCACCAGTGCTGAAGGCTGAAGTGTTACCAGAACGGTCAACAGCCTTTACCCAATAGTACTTAGTTGTGCCAGTAGCTAGACCAGCCCTAGTAAATCGACCTTCAGCATTAGGAAGGGCGTTCACTGTAGCGATCATGGTTGCAGCACCCGTACTGTTTGTGTCAGCTTCCCAAATCTGAGTGTGCATAACGTCACCATCAGCAGGGTTAGTCCAACGTAAGAACAGGCTAGTGATACCGGTAAGGATATTTAGACCAGTAGGAGCAGCAGGAGGTACAGTATCAGCAGCCGTTGTATGGGTTACTTCCGCTGTAAAGCCGCCTCTATTACCAGAGTCGTCATAAGCGCAGAGCTTAGCCGTGTACAACGTTGAAGGAAGCACGGATACATAGAAGCTAGTTACAGCTTCATCCACAACAAATTCAATGAACTCGCCAACGTCTTCTTTAATCGCTAGGACATAGCCTCTAAGGTCGGGGTCTGAGCTTGGACTCCAAGTGGCAAGTAGCTTAATCCACTTCTCACCATTAACACCGTTCTCAACTGTACTTGAGAGTGCAAGACCAGCAGGGATACCGGGAGGAACAGCATCACCACCACCAGCTAGAATATCAGCAACAGGAACACCACCAATAGTACCTGTAACGTCACCGCTAAAGGCCACGTTAGAGTCAGGTTGGTATGGGAATTCAGTAGCAACCGTAGGATGGTTTGCAACGCTGTAGATAATACCGCTAGCAGCAAAGGATGGATGGACTCTCTTGAAAGCACGAACCCAAACGAAGTACCACTTATCACAAGCTGCACCATAGTAGTAGAAGATACGCTTGTCCGGTGGAACTGTATTGGTAGTTTCTGAAGTCGTATCTGTTCCTAGAGTGTAGGCAGTAGCAGTAGGTTGAATATGACTAATGACTTCGAAACCATCAATGTCTTCTTCAGGACCAGACCAAATCCACTCAACACTAAGGTTACAAGAACCATCAGTATTTAAATCGTGGTCCATTGCAGTATTAGTAGTAGCGAATGTAGGAGCAGGAACAATAGGAGCAGTAACGTTAAAGGTACCAGTTACCCAATCGGATAGCTGACCAGTGCTGTTTTCAGAACGAATTCTGACTGAATGTAAACCAGCCGGAACATCAGTAAGCTGAAGCATTTCCTGATTGGTCGTACCCTTGTCAATCCAGTCTACAGAACCACCGTACATAACCTGTACGCGAGTAACAGGAGAGACATTACCAAGGCCAGAGTCACCCCTAACCCAAGTGAGGTAGCCGCTTGCTAGGAAGTCGATACGGTCTAGTGTCCAAAGTAATCCTGTAGGGTCAACAAGTCCACCAGAGACAGTACCAATGACTTGGCGAATGCTAGGAGCAGTATTGTAGTTAGCTCTAAGTAGTTTCGTATTGAAACCTACTACCTTAAGCTCAACAGTAGTACCTTCCTGAAGCTGTAGCATAACAGAAGTAGTGTTCTGCACAGTCTGTAGGAACATATAGTTACCGTTGTTGACCTTGATGTAGATATCAGCACCAGCGTAGTTAATGATGCTGCCAGCTTGCCAGCTAAGGGTAGCGGTAGCAGTCGTACCTGTTCTGATTGGGTCTACAGAAAGCGTAAGGCTAGTAACTTGGTCAGGGAATGTAGGAGGCTTACCAATTGGTGGCGGAATTGGCATTTCAGGTGGGCTATAAACGAAGTCATTGTACTCAGCAAAGCTAAGTGTTCTACGTTCAAATCCATCACCTTCAATAGCTCTTAGTCGGAATGGTCTCTTAACATAAAGAGCTTCACCGAACATATAGTTGGAGTATCTGGTAGGAGTAAGTGAGAATGGAGCCGTAACGTCAATGGTTGTGTGCGTACCAGTGCCAGTAGCAACAGTACGCTCTTCAATAACATCAACGTCATAGATATCAAAGGTAGTACCAGCAACGTTCCTATCTAAGGTAACAGTAGCAGTCAGACCACCAGCATAATCAAAGTCAAGAATAGCAGCTTCAGCACCAGTGTTAGTAACAAGGCGCTTCATCATTGCAGGAGTAGGTGTAATAGTATTGAGACCAGTAAGGTTGTAAGTAGTACCAGTAGCTAACGATATGAAACCGTTACACTTTAGAACCTTGTCATGGATAACTAGAAGTGAGTAAGTACCAGCAGCAATATCAACTGTCTTGTCAAGCACTACCTGAGTAGGGCTATTACCAGCAGCAAGCCTACCGCTTGTACCCCACTCAACCATATCATGTTGAATAAGGGCAACGTCACCTAGGCTGAGACCAATGGATTCAACCGGAGCTTCAAATGAAACTACCCTACGGGCAAGGCGGTTATTGTAAAGCTGATACCAAACCTCTTGCTCAGCCTGAGGGAAGTTATCAACACCGAACAATTCATACTGTGCGGTCTTAGGAATCTCACCAGCCTGTGCAGCGTTAGGGTCAACAATACGAATAGTCTTCTTCTTATTGCGGTCGTCCTTATCATAGTAACTAACCTCAAACTCAGTAGCTCTATCGTTTAGAGATAGGTAGCTGATGTTGAAGGAGTCTTTGTAGATATTACCGGGACCAAAGAGCATTACAGGCGTAGCGGGTTTGTCAACAGCTACAGAAAGCCTTGAACCCATACGAACAGGATAAGCTCTACCAACACGGTAGACGCTCTGAAGGGCATCCCATAGGGACTCCATTTCATCAAAGACGCCATTGAACTTAAGACCTTCAGCAGCACAATGGTTACGCCATTCAACGTAAGCAGGGAAGTCAATTTGAATCTTGTTTCTTAGTGCGCCTCTCTTAGGGCCAATAAGCATATCAAGTACGATATCAGCAGGGTTATCGCTCCACTGAGTAGCAGTAACGTTACCATTGTTGTCATAGATATCAACCTTGACGCCCTTAACATGCCAAGTGATATTAGGAATACCGCTTAGCTGATCGGTCATTTTAGCTACATACCAACCAGTAGCAACAGTTGAATGACTAACGTTAGAATGCTGTACTTCAACAACGTCAGTTGAATGTAGCTCTTGAATATGGTCAGGTCGTGTATCTTCAGCCGTAGTACGGCGATAACGAATGTGGTAACGCCCTCTAGGAAGCTTAGGTGACTTGTACGTTTTACGGATAGTCTTAGTACGATTATCCGTATAGGTAATGATAGTACTACCACTAGAACCCGGACCAACAGGAACGGTTGCTACTTTGGCATCCTTAATAACAGCGGTACCAGTGGTTTGGAATTCGTAACTGTCTTCAGCAGGAAGCTCAACTTGAACAACTTGCTCTGAGAACGCTGCTTCATAGTTGTAGTCTTTATAAGGCTCTGAGGTATAGGAACGATAGAGCTTATCAGTCTCACCCGTGGTGAGGTTAGGGTCTTTCTGGATTGTGTTAGTAGTTTCATCAAAGGTCGTAAGAGTTGTCCAAGCTCCACCGCTACCAGCAACACGATACTGGAGGTCATAGCTAGCAGTAGAACCAATCTCACCTGTATCAGGGACAGCCTGAGAAGTAATCTGGAAAATCTTACCTACAGGAGAAGGGGCAACTGGATTCCAACCAGTAAAATCATCATCTACAACCGGACCAACACCACCTGTGCCGGGAGCTACCCAACCTGAAGTACCGAAAGGAGCATACTGGATTTCAACGGAAACAGATTCGTTGCTCTTATCACCGGTCTTGGTGTGGATATCAACTAGACCCTGTGGAAAGACAAAGTTAATTTCAAAGGCGTCAACATCAACAGTAGTAGTGTACTGTTCGTAAGCGGTAGTTAGCTTAGCGCCCTTGTAGTAAGAAGCCTTAGAGAAGTTGAAGTAGGGATTGAGAGCTTCAGTTAGTAAGCCCTTGGTATAACCGTAAGAAATGTTCTTGTAGTTTGTAATAGGTTGTTCATTGATTTCAGGAACACCAATGACAGAATCAATTTCACCGTCTGAAAGAACGACACGGCCATATAGGTACTGATCGTCACCAACGTTCTCAGTATAAACATCAACGTAGTTACCAGCGACTCTAAATTCACCGTATACAACAGGGAGCGTAATACCTTCACGGGCAGTGTTCTTAGCACCGTCATAACCATAGGATTGACCATCATCTTTAGCTCCCTTCATCTTTAGCCCACCGGGAGGGAGAGCCATGTTGACTAGGAAAGAACCAACCATGACGAATGCAGCCATAGCAGCATAAGCAGCCCAACCGGTACCGGCAAGAGCAAGACCACCAACCATAGGTGCGAAAAGGTAAGCAGCAACAACAACGATAGCAATAAGAGCAACAAGACGTAGAATATCTTTAGCGCTACCACCCCTAGGAACAGCAACGACAGAGATTACATCATTAGCAGCAGGAATAATTTCATCGTAGTTCTCAGGCTCAACAGGAACGGCATTAAGACCGATGCGCCATTCACACTCAGTCGGTAAGCCTTCAATATAGTTAGCTAGAGTATTGCCCTCTTGGTAAAGAAGCTCTTCCTTAATCGCATTCGTCGGGTCAAATGCGTTATATACCAGAGCAATATTAACTACTTGTTCTTCGTCCATTTATATACGCCTAATAATCTATGTTTCCATGATATTGAAAACCGTTCAATGGTAACACCATTTGTAGCTTCCCAAGTATGGATGAATTTATCATCACCAATGTAGTAACCAACATGAGCGCCGTAGCCTCTGATACTAAAGACAAGAACTGAGCCTATCTCTAGTTCACATGGAGTCCATTTAAGCACTTCTGAATTGATTACTTCTTCGATTTCTTGGAGAAAGGTAGGGCTATCAACATCAGGAAGGTCAATCCCATGTATCTCTTTGTATAGTAACATAACTAAACCATAACAGTCTAGTTTGTTATCAGGAGACCTACCTTTATATTCGAAAGGAATACCAATGTACTTTGCATACATTAGAGAATGTCATTCAATCCGGGCCAACCACCAAAGTTAACCTCATTACCATGTGCAATACAGCCGTTAGCACCGTCTCTAGTGAAGTCACAGGTAGGCATTGCACCGGCATACTTGCACCGGATACCTTTGTACTTCCAAGCACAACGGTTACGGAACTGACGGTAAGCAGGGAAACGCTGAGCAACAGCAGCTTCAACACCAAGAGTAACACTTACAACGTAGTTATTCACTGACGTTTCAGTGATGATAAAGTCCTCACTCATTTCAGGTGGACCGCTAAGAGCGTTTTCATGAACGACTAGCATAGTGGCAGTGCTTTTAACTAGACCATCATAGGCATCCATGAATGTTTGGAGAGTACCTGTCTGGTCTTGAGCTTGCATGGTGATGCTAGGTTCTTTGCCAGCTTCAATCTTGATATCAATATCGAAGTTTGCAGCTTGGTAGTTATCACCCATGAAGACTACGTTCTCACTGTTCTTAGCGAACCTGAGAGTGTTAATTAGAGCGCCAGTTGAGTCTAGTACATCAACCTTGAATAGGAGAATGAAAGCTTTGTCAGTTTCAATTTTGTTCTTGTCAACAACAGTAGAGAGGTTAAGGTGCTTTGCAGTCATTATACCTCTTCTAACTCAACTTCATTAATGTCCCAACGTAAGAGAGCGCCAAAGCCTTTGTATTCGTAAACAGGAACCTTCCTGAAACGAACGTTAACTAGTGTACCTTCTACTGGTAGGTTGTAATCGAAAGCTTTATAGGTTCCATGTGATGCAATGAAGGCTTCCAGAGTAAGCTTCTCAGCATTACTTAGGTCAGTCCAACCGGTCTTCCATGTTCGTCTAGGTGTACGTGTATGGCGTGGTCTGGTTAGGATATAACCGCCTTCCATTTCAGAACGTACACCTACATCTTCTTGTTCAAAACCATACTTAGATGAATCTTGTTTAGTCTGTAAGGGCAATGCTGCCATTATCTACCTTTCATTCCGCCTGTTAATGCGCTGCGAACAGGTCCGGGTTGAGACATTTTCTTAAGGATGATATTCTCAACCCACTTCTCACCGTCAAACCTTGGCTGTTCACGCTGCACTTCAGCTTGTGTTCCTGTTTGGTTTATCACATTAACTTGAACGTTGCTACCCCTGCTTTCTCCTAATGCTTTCATTTGTTCTTGAGTAAAGATACCTTCACCCTTTTCTGCAATGATTGGCACTTCGTTTGGCTTAAGGCCAGCAATACCACCAGTATGGTAGCGTTGAGCGAATGAGAACATATCCTTGGAAACAGCACGATTGAAACGTGGGTTGCCACCAGCAAGCATACCACCGTGACCACCACCAATAGTACCGATACCACCACCAACAAGATTGCTACTGTAGTCAACAGCCATAGCATTACCAGCACCACCATCAAATGATGTTGGAGAAGCACCGCCACCTGTAGCCATACCTAGGGCAGAAAGAATAGCCTTAGCAATGATTGCACGAAGGATGATAACAAGTAGACCCTTCATGATTGACTTAACAAACTCACCAAAGGCCATTTTACCATTCACAAGACCTTGGATAAGGTCGTCTAGGCCGCTAGTGACTAGCTCGCCTAGTGACTGACCAATGTTATCAAGTCCCTTTTGTGCTTCCTTAGCCCAATCCATAATAGGACCGGCTGCGCCATGCATCCTGTTACGCATTTCCTGCTCTTGCTGTAGAATAGCAAGGCGTTCTCTTAGGATTGGTAGTGTTTCTCTAGCAATCTGGTTAGCGCGTGACTCTTCTTCCTGTAGTCTACGACCAACAACAACGATTTCTTCTTCTGCTGCTTTGATAGCATCCTTATTACGCTCAATGATAGCGTCAGCTAGGTTATTCTCAGCTTCTTTAAGTGAGTCACGGGCTGCTAGTACTTCCTGTGTCATTTGAGTACCGGCAAGGATAGACTCACCTAGGGCAATAGCTGCCTGTAGCTCTTGCGCTCTACGGTTAGCTTCAAAGTTGAATTGTGCCTGTGGACTACGGAAGGAAGCGTAATGGTCTTCTAGCTCTTCCTTAGCGGCTGAAGCAGCACTAACTAGTAGCTCCGCTTGCTTAGCGCGTACTGCATCATCAATAGCTAGGGTTAGTCGTCTGTACTGGTCTTCTGCTGACTTCTGTTGTGCAATCTGTTCCGCAGTGACAGCTTCCATGTTCATCTGAGTTTCTAGGAACTCTAGCTGGCGAGCATTAGCACGCTCTAGACTGTCCCTGTAATGGTCAGACTCTAGGGCAACAGAGCTATAACCTAAGCGTAGCTTATCAAGCTCTTGATATGATTCATTGTAAGAGTCGGCTGACTCATTCTGAAGGTCAGCAATAGCCTTTTCACCGTCAATCATACGCTGAAGTGTTTTAGCACGTTCTTTCTCAGCGTTGATTAGGTTACGTAGTGCTTCTTCATCCTTGATCTTAGCCGCTGTAGCTCTTGCAGTATCATCAGCAGCATCAACATCAAACTCAAACTCAGTACCATTACGTAGGTTGTCGAATTCATTCTGTAGTTCGGCTGCTCTAGTGAATGCAGTAGCGTACTGGTTACGGAAACGATCTAGAGGGTCAAAGTCAGAACCAGCTTTGTCCTTCTTCTTCTTAGCATCTTTACCACCATCAACGAATTTGTTCTCAGCCTGAAGCGCACCTTTAGCACCTTCAAACTGACCAATTTCTTCATTACGACGCTGAATAATCTTTTCAATTGCAGCACGTTCGGCAGGGTTCTTTGTTCTGTCTAGCAGACCATTGAGTCGGATAAGGTCGTTTCTAGCAGCACCAGCTTGTACACCAGCCATTTTCTCATATAGAGCTTGACGTTCTTCAGCGGTCTTAGCATCGTTAATCTTAGGTTGCCAGATTGCGTTAACACCACCATAAGGGTCTTGGCCGTGGATACGCTCAAAGTTACCAACAGCAGCTTCACGGTCCATTTGACGAGTGTTACTGCTTACAGTGTTATAGTTCTTTGCACGTTGATCTAGAACTTCATTGATAGGTTTACCGCCCCACTTGATTTGGCTTGGGTCCATACCAGACTTGACAGCCCTATCACGGAAAGCTTTAATCTCGTTAATCTCTCGGAACTCTTTGGCTTGCTCTTCTTTGCTTTCCCAAGTACCGCCAGCAGCAGCTTTACGAGAAACATTGTTTGCTCTAGCTTCAGCACTTGCTTTAGCATTAAAAGCGTTTGCTAGTGCATAGACAGCACCAACAAGAATCATGACAGCACCGGCTGTTGCGATGAACCTACCAGCTAGCATAGCCATAGTACCAATGCTGGCACGACCAACATTGTTAAGGAAGCTCATAGCTCTACCAGCAGCGGTAGTGTTAGTTGCCATAGTCATTTGAGCTACACCAGCAACAGCTAGTGCGGCACGGAGACCCATGAATGTAGTGGTAACAACTCTTACAATAGCATTGAGACGACCAAAGATAGTAATAACGCTAGTGATAATACCAAAGACTAGCTTACCGCCCCACATAAGGGCGAAGATTTTAGCAGCAGCTACAATTGTATCACGCCACTCGTAAGCCTTTTTAATGATAAGAACGAAACCATTTAGAACAGCAGCTAGACCATTCTGTACAGAGATAGCGAAGTTCTGACCAGCAGGGGTATTAAGAAATTGGGTAATGTCTTCAATCTGCTTCTTAAGAGTTGCAATGAAGCTGTTAGCACCTTGGCTTGTAGTAATCTGAGCAACGAACTTCTGCCAAGCGGTACCCATGCGAGCCATGAGACCATCCCAAG